CTCGATTTCCAAAAATAGATTTGGAAGCGCTGCTTACACTTCATCCTATTCTCTGTTATACGAAACCCCCCCGTCACTAAAATTTCGTTCGACCCCCGGGGGGTATATATTTTTCAAAAAACTTTTCTGGTATACTTCGCCCACCGATACCCACAAAAAGGTGTTATGAATATTCAAGTTGAGCCAACTCTCGACAAACCTATACCCATCGTAGCTGACGCTATGGAAATGGAAGACCTAAACGACCATGCAAAAGTCATGGGGAACACTGCTCTGTTATTACAAGAGCTAGGTGATGGCGCCACTTTCGATTTATCCGAGGAGGAAAACGAAAAAGCCATTGAAATGTTCCGAAATCTCGGTAAAAAAACAGATAAAACTGCACAGGCTCAGACCCGCGAGGATATGAAACGCCCCGGCGTTGCACTTCAACTTGCTGGTTATATTAATGAGTACGAGAAGCAGGTCATAAGCGACAAGGTTCAGGTCAGAACAATAGTAATGAACCGCTTATTGCAGATCTCAAATGACGATGACAACAGAACTGCACTAAAAGCGCTTGAATTACTGGGCAAAGCGTCCGATTTATTCACTGAAAAACAAGAAATTACCATCACACACAAGACTTCTGACGAGTTAAAAGAGGCAATTCGGGACAGAATTCGAACATTAATGCAGTTAAATACGTTCGAAAACACCCCAACACACGAAAAATTAGCCAATTCTCTCGATATTACGGACGTAGAAGTTAATGATCAGCCCGAATAACGCAACTGAGATCCAGTTTTTACTTAATAATCTGGACAAGTTGTCGGATTCTGAGCTACGTGTGATGCTAGAGCAGCTAGATACTACGCTAGAAGTTAAACATAAAGAGAACTGCCAGAACAACTTCATGGATTTTGCCCATAAAGTCTGGCCTGGGTTCATCGACGGAGCACATCATGCAAAAATGGCTAGGGCGTTTGAAAGAGTGGCTAACGGGGAGATCAAACGACTTATTATTAATATGCCTCCGCGCCATACTAAGTCTGAATTTGCTTCTTACTTATTACCTGCTTGGTTTTTGGGTAAATTCCCAAAGAAAAAAGTTATCCAGACATCTCATACTGCTGAACTCGCCGTGGGTTTCGGAAGAAAGGTCCGTAATCTTGTGGACTCAGATGTATATAAGTCAATTTTCCCTGGAGTTGGACTCCAGTCTGATTCCAAGGCAGCTGGCAGGTGGGCAACTAACGAGGGCGGAGACTATTTTGCTATCGGTGTGGGCGGTGCTGTCACAGGTAAGGGCGCGGACATTCTCATTATTGACGACCCGCACTCTGAGCAAGAAGCGGCGCTAAGCGAAACCAACCCAGAGATTTACGACAAGACTTACGAGTGGTATACGTCAGGTCCAAGGCAGCGTCTGCAGCCTGGTGGTTCTATTATTATGGTTATGACCCGCTGGTCTAAGAAAGATTTAACGGGACAAGTCTTAAAAGCAGCTGCACAACGCTCGGGGGAAAACTGGGAAGTGATCGAGTTTCCAGCTATATTACCTTCGGGTAAACCCCTATGGCCAGAATTTTGGAACATTGATGAATTAGAAGCGCTTCACCAAGAACTTCCTAATGCTAAGTGGATGGCGCAGTACATGCAGCAGCCAACCAGCGATGTATCAGCGATTATCAAACGCGAATGGTGGCAGTGGTGGGAAGAAGATCACCCGCCCTACGTCAACTTCATTATTCAGTCTTGGGATACTGCATTTCTTAAAACCCAGCGAAGCGACTACTCAGCTTGTACAACGTGGGGTATCTTTGACCGCCCAGACGATAGAGGCGTTAACCAGGCAAATATTATTTTGCTTAATTCATTTAAACGGCGCATGGAGTTTCCAGAACTCAAGAAAGTTGCGTACGAACAATATAAAGACTGGAGTCCAGATTCAATCATAATAGAGGCTAAGGCGTCGGGTGCTCCCCTAGTAGCTGAGATGAGGGCGATGGGCATCCCCGTTCAAGACTTCACACCATCAGCAGGAAATGATAAAGTAGCGAGGTTAAATTCCTGTGCGGATATATTTGCTAGTGGCAGGGTCTGGGTGCCAAGAACATCATGGGCTGAAGAAGTAGTTGAAGAAATAGCAAGTTTCCCGTCAGGAGAACACGACGACTTGGTTGACTCCACATCCCAAGCAATCATACGTTTTCGCAAGGGCGGCTTCATTCGCCTTGACTCCGACGAAGAGGACGAAGTAATTTACTTCAAGTCCAACCGGCGCAAATCATATTATTAAGGACTATCATGTTAGATAAATCTCTCTCCCAGGCGCCGCAAGGCATAGATCAATTGCCTATAGAAGAAGGCCCAGACCTCGAAATTGAAATTGAGAACCCAGACGATGTAACTATCCATGCTGGAGATTTTGAGATTGAGATGATGCCAGGCCCATCAAAGAATGACTTTGATGCTAACCTCGCTGAGTTCATGGATGAGAGTACGCTTGCAGCAATTGCAAGTGAGTTGCTTTCAGATTTTGAAGATGATATTTCGTCCCGCAAAGACTGGATGCAAACATATGTAGATGGCTTAGAACTTCTTGGCTTAAAAATAGAAGAACGAAGCGAGCCTTGGGAGGGCGCATGTGGCGTATACCATCCACTCCTTGCTGAAGCAATAGTTAAGTTTCAAGCTGAGACAGTTATGGAAACGCTACCCGCAACTGGACCTGTTAAGACCCAAATAATTGGGCGTGAGACGCCAGAGAAAAAAGATGCGGCTCAGCGCGTACAAGACGATATGAATTACCGCATTACGGACGAGATGGTTGAGTACAGACCTGAGCATGAGCGTATGGTGTGGGGTTTGGGTCTAGCTGGTAACGCATTTAAGAAAGTTTATTTTGACCCAGATACAAACCGTCCAGCAGCTATGTTTGTATCCGCTGATGATTTAGTTGTGCCATATGGCGCGTCAAGCTTGCAAACAAGCCCACGTGTTACCCATGTCATGCGCAAGACTGAGAACGAGGTGCGCAAACTTCAAGTGGCAGGTTTTTACCGCGACATTGACCTCGGCGACCCAATTAACAATCTTGATGATGTTGAGAAAAAGATCGCAGAAAACATGGGGTTTAGGGCAACAGCCGATGACCGCTATAAGATTCTTGAGATGCACGTTGACCGTGACTTAGAAGGTTACGAGGACGATGATGGCATTGCTCTCCCATATGTCATAACAATCGAAAAAGGAACCGCTAATGTCTTATCAATTCGTAGGAACTGGAAACAAGAGGATAAATTGCGCAAAAAGCGTAATCACTTTGTTCATTACTCTTACATACCAGGCTTTGGTTTTTATGCTTTTGGGCTTATACATCTTATTGGTTCTTTTGCTAAGTCTGGTACTAGCCTTATTAGGCAGCTTGTGGACGCCGGTACATTATCTAATCTGCCTGGCGGCTTCAAAACTAAAGGTTTACGTATCAAAGGTGACGACACCCCAATAAGCCCCGGAGAGTTCCGTGATGTAGATGTTCCAAGTGGAACAATGCGTGACAACGTAATGCCGTTGCCATATAAAGAACCGTCACAAGTATTGATGACGCTACTTAACCAGATCGTAGAAGATGGTCGTAGGTTTGCAAACACAGCTGATTTAACTGTCTCTGATATGTCAGCTGCAGCTCCAGTTGGCACAACGTTGGCAATCTTAGAGAGAACGTTAAAGGTGATGAGCGCTGTTCAAGCTCGCATTCACTATGCGATGAAGTTAGAACTTTGCTTGCTACGTGACATTATCCGTGACGACACGCCAGAAGATTATGAGTACGAGCCTGACAATGCAGACCGTCGTGCCAAACAGTCTGACTATGACATGTGTGACATCCACCCAGTCAGCGATCCCAACGCCGCGACAATGGCGCAAAAGATTGTGCAGTACCAAGCAGTATTACAACTTGCCCAGGGCCAGCCTCAGCTATTTAATATGGCGCTCTTATATAGGCAGATGCTAGACGTGCTGGGTATTAAGAACGCACAGAAGATGGTTAAGTTGGATGAAGATATGCTACCGACTGATCCAGT